CACCATGTCAGCCAGTTCGCCGCCGCCGTCGAAATCGGTGTAAATGTCATATTGCAAATGCAGCCCGCCGTCACGCGCGACCAGCATGACCAGCGCCGGGTCGGTCGTCACCTGTGCCTGTAGCTGTGCCGGCGGCAGCCAGATGCGAGCGTCCAGCGGGTTGATTGCATCAAATGACGGCGGCTCCCAGTCAGTCGGCGGCGGTGCGATAAAGCCGGCAGTCTCAAGCCTGAAAATGTCCTCGACTGCATCAATCGTGATGGTGCCAGCGCGGTCGGTGCCGTAGCGAACCTTGATGACGCGCATGGCGAGATTGAAAATGCCCTCGTCTGGCCATGTGAAATTGAACGGGTCACCGCGCTGGATTTTGTACTGGTCACGGGTCACGCTGAGCGTGATCTTAGACAGCGGAAATATAAATGTCGCAAGCTCGCGCGCGACCAGAATGTTAGCGACCACCGCCGTTTTGCAGCCGGGGAAATTCAGGTTTGCAGTGTTGCGCTGGCCGACAATTTCACGGTTCGCAAGGTCTTGATCGAGCGCATAGGTGCTGGCGTATTCTTTCGCCCGGTCAGCGTAGCCGATCCGAAGCTCATTTTTTGTCGATGACCAGTTGCCGCGAAAGAAGTTTTTCATCTCAATGATGTTGCTTTCATCCAGCAGCGGCACAGGGCCGGTCGGCGGTCGCGCGAGAATGACCTTGAACTTGCCGTCTGTTAGATCGAGCCGGAACACGCCGTCGATGTGCCGCTCTATTTCGCTAATCAGTTCTTTCCCTTCAAGCGCCCGGTCTATCACCATGCTGAAGCCGAGGCCTTCATCGAATATCTGCTCAGCGACTGGTATCAGTGCGCCTTCCTCGACCGTGCCGGTGAGCAGCACGTCAGAGATTGACATTTCCAATCCCCAGTCGTCGTTATTGACCAGTATTTCAAACAGGAAACAGATCGGATTGGCGTCGTCACCGATGCGCTCTTTGCCGCCGGCCACGCCCAGACTGTTCGGATACCAAAAAAGCTCAAAGGCGAAGTTCCGCAGGCTGCCGGCGTTGCCGATATAAGCCGGCCCGCCGCTGCCGTCTGACATTGTGAAATAAGCGGTGCTGAGATAGGCCGGCGTCGGCGTGTACTGCTGGGCCAGATAACTGTTGACCGCCTGCGTCGTGCTGCCCGGTGCAAACTCTATCGTGAAGTCAACACCGCCACCGGACGATTCGCCACCAAAATACTCGTCGTCAGTGAACACGATGCTGCCGCTGCTCTCACCGCTTTTGATGATCTTGTCACCGAACCAGACTCGATCATGGCCGTCAATCGGCCCGCGACTCACCGCCATCTGGACGCCGAGCTTGTACTTGAAGCCCTTGGTGATTTTCTTGCCACCTATGCCGAGAAATGAGCCTACCTTTTCAGTGATGGCCTCTGTCACCAGATCGCCGTACCAGACGACGTTCGGCCCGCCCATTTTGACCTTGCCGACAATGATCGGTATGACGCGCCCCTCGGTTGCCGTGGGAACCTGAAAATCATCCAGTCCGCTGGGCCGTGCGTTTTCGATCTTTGGCTTGAACAGCAGTGCGCTTGCGACACTCGTTATGAGCCACCAGATAAATGCGAACCAGAAACCCATCAGAAAAACCCGCCCGTGCGGAACGCACTCGGCCTCACGCCTGCGATGTTGCTATCGTTGCGCCCGCTGTCCAGTTCAATCTGGAACGGGTTGTCGCTTGGCACTTGCGGGAAGCCACCAAAGCGCAGCCCAGTGGACGGGACGCCCGGTGTCACGAAGTTTTTGAATTTGCGTTCACAGAAGTCAATCGAGTGCGGGCAGCCGGCGAACACGTTGACGGTATCTCCGACACCCAGCGCGCGGAACGGAATAATAATGCGCACCGTGTTCGGGTCGCCGCCTACGTCGCTCTCAGCAACCATGCGGAACTCTGCCGGTGACACGTTTGATTCGATGTAGCCGCGTAGCCAGAAATCGTCAAGCTCCTGCGCCGTGAGGCCCAGCGAAAGTGTCGCGTCTATTGCTGCCGCCGCTGCGCGCAACGCAGTGATGGTGATGGTGAGCGCGTTCACTGAGATTGAGCCGATGACAATGCTGGCAGCACGGTAGTCGGGACGCAGCACTCCGCAGGCCGTGTCATATAGCTGGTTATTGCAGACGCCGGAATACACTGCGCGCGGCATTGGCCGGGAGAATATTCGCGTCGGCGGCTGCACGACCAGCGTTGCAAAATCTTCCTCAAAGCTGCACGAAATAACCGTGCCCTTGACCCACACCACAACCTCGTCAGCCGCATCGTTCAGATGCCTTTTGAAAATGGTGACGGTCGGCAGGCTGCTCGGAATAGTGCCCCTGAATTGCTGCGGTATCGGCTCGCTGCTGGGCATTGTTATCTTGACTTCACCGCTGGTTATTTCGTTGCCCTGCACTGGCTCAGTGTGCGACAAGCCGGGAAGCACTTCGTACTCTGTCACGCCGATAAACTGATTGGTCGCCGCCGAGGTGTAGCGCGTGAACACGCCAGACTGCACGAACTCATACATTTCGACTGGTCGGCCGAGTTGTCCGGTTTCTGTGGCGTCAAATGTCATTCTGAAGTCGTGCGCACGTTGAAGTTGAGTGTCGCATGCCCCGCCCATTTGTGGTTGAAGGTAGCCGCGTCACCGTCCATGCGTGACAGTTCAAGCCATGACAGCCGAGCGGTGGCGGCTATTACGGTCGTCGCCGCCGGGTCAAACTCGGTCGCCAGAGTAATCTGTTCCTGCGTGGCGCTAAGCTCTAGGACTGAAACAATCTCAGCAAAGAATTGCGACTTGTCTGGGAGCGTCAGCATGACGCTTGTATGTGGTAATTGGAAGCCGGACAGATTGAACAGGCCCACGTTTTTGATTGTGATGGTGGTCGCGTTGAGCGTGAAATCTAAGTCTGGCGGCAAGTCATTGCGGAAGGTCGGCAGGTAGAACGGGCGCAAACTGCCGCGCAAAAAATGCAGCAGGCTGCGCCATCGTCTGATTTCAGCCAGCCCCACAATATCGACCGTTGCCTTGTCGCCAACTATGTCGCTGACCGGATAGCGCTGCGCGACCAATGGCAGGCCTATCTGGTTGTCCTTGCGCGTGATCTTGCCTTCCCACTTGCGGCGCTGCGTCCCGCCCATGACGTTGCAGCCATCGAAAATAGGGTAGCCGTCCTCTGGGTGAACCGTCCAGCCGTCTGCCGCGACCGCTGCCAGATCGGCATACGCCAAATCGACGTTATCTTCAGTCTCAAAAATAATCTCAGTGACCATTTTGCCAGTGCGCCTGTCATCGAAACCCGGCTCCCGCAGTATGTGGCCGAAGCGCACGGGCAGGACAATTGCATCACCCGGCACTGCCTTACTCAGCGCTGCCTTGACCGTGATGCTGCTGGACGTAAATGCGGCAATCTCTGCGTCCTCAAACGTGCGCGTGGTCGGATCGTAAATGGCGATAATGCTATCGACGCGGTGATCTACGTTGTCGGTGTTTACCTGAATCACCGTTGCGCCGGCTGACTCGCCCTGCGTCACCCGTTGCAACTCAGTCCAGATCGGAATGCCATAAGTCAGCGCGTGTTGCACCAGCAGCGTCGTGCGCAGGCGGCTCGTTTCAGCGTCGTCCGGGCCGCTCCATTGCTGACTCAGCCGGGTGCGCGGTGTGGTGCGCAGTCCCTGCCGTTGCTCGATGCCGTCACGCGCCTTCATAACGTCAGTGAACCAGCCAAGCTGCTCACGTATCGGCTGGTCAGGCGGGAACTCAAAAATGATTAGCCGGATGCCAGTGGTCAACACGCTGATGGCAATGCTGGAAAAAGTGAACACGGTGTCGGCGTTGATTGCCGGCGGGCCGCTGATGACGGCTTCTAGCGTTATCGTCAAGTCCTGCTGCGGCAGCAATACCTCTGGCGTCGGGTCAGCAAGCACTGACACGCCAGCGCCAAGCGCGGATATGTCAACGGTCAGCAGGGTGCGCGATTCCTCACGGAACGTATTCAACACACTCACCGCGACGTTTTTCGACGTGACGATTGTGCCGAACTCTATCGGTGACGGCAGAATCCAGATGGTGTCAACGTACCAGCCTGAATAATCAGTGATGGCCACCTCTCTGCGCCCGGACGTTGCGGAAGATACTGGCCGAAACTTCTCAGCCAGAGCGCGGTCGCGCTGTGCGGTCAGAAAATTGCCGGGAGTGCCACCGGGCCGTGCCGTCTCACCCGGATCGTCGGGCAGCCCTTCGCCCGGCGTCGGCAGCAGAATGGCCAAAAACTGAGGCCCGGTCGGGTCAGTGGCTATAGGGAAATCAGGATTGCCGCCGGCAGGAATGAACATCGGCAGGACAGTGATCGGTACGGTTGCCCGGTCACCGCCCTGCGTGTATCCAATTTTGACGTTTGCGACGGGTAGCGTCATGCGCGTTAGTTCGGGATGATCTTGTAAGCGTAGCCTTCATATCCGCTGTATTCCTCGCCTGCGACGGTGTTAATTACGTCACTGTTGACGGCGGGAAAAACCACGTAGTCATCGCTGCCTATGGTGATCGTCTGGCCCGGCGAAAAGTCTTTCATGTTGATGCGGAATACATCGGGAATGGTGCCCAGTGCGCACCATGACTGGACGCTGTTGAAATCCAATTTGCCGAACACCGTCATTGGAACCAGCGGTGACGCATTGGCGAGCAGCGATTTTTGAATCTGTTGCAAGCCACCGCCGATCAGCGTGGCCCAACTGGCCACTTTGAAGTGACCTATGTCGTAATTGCTCTGGTTCACGTCACCGACGATTTTGGCCACCGTGTTAGTCGTAGAAATGCCCGTCACTGTGCTGCCGAACCAGATGATTGCATTGTTCGGCCCGCTGCCTGCCAAGCCCTCGCAGTGCAAAACGCCAGCGCGTTGCGGCCCAAAGGCTGCGTTATCACTGCGCTGCCCGCCGAAAGGTTGAGTGTGGTTGCCGTCATACGGGTCACTGATCTGGCCGCTGCCCTGCACATGGAAATGGCCAAAAATATAATTCCCGCCGACCCAAGTGCCGTATTTCAGGACGCGCCCGACATGGAAGTGCCGCCAGCTTCGCGCGCCTATCTGGATGACGGCGTGAATGTAGGACGCATCACTGCCGCTGTCGCCGTCTGTGAACAAATGGTGACCACTCCATGAGCCGCCCGGATCAGCACCGTTGACCACTGACGTTCTCAGGTTGGTCGGTTGGTTGCCAGTCCAGTCGCTGTTGAAGGCGGTCGTGTCAGGCCCGTTGCACGGGTTGTCTGGCTGGTCGAAAACCTCTTGAGCCAGATTTTCGTCCAGTCCGGTCATCATAAAAAGCGCGTCGTCCTTGGTGCGGAAAAAGCACAGCGGCGCAAGCGTTTCGTCGGGGCTGCCGGCGCTGCCGCGATACGTCCATAGTTCGCGGTTTGGCGCGCTGCCGATGACGGGCGCTTGGTTTGTAACGAAGCCAAATTCCTCAGCGAACGGCTGCCACTTGTCGAAAATAAAGGCGTCCATATTCGACGGTGCTGCACCGCCGCCCGCGCCACCGTCACCTGTTTTTCGATAGGTCATTAGAACTCCCGCACGGCATAAAAATGCCGATTCTGAGCGCTGTTCGGCTCAATCTGCGCCGTGTAAACCCTGCCGGCGTCGTCCAGTATCCGGTCGCCGGCTGACAAGCCGTTGCCATGCAGTGCGAAAATGCCTTCAAACTCGCCGTACAGTTCGACCGCGCCCGGCTCATTACGCACGATTTCGATTGGACTCATCCAGTACAGATCAGCGCCGGCCACGCCGAACGGTGACGGTGCCGGGCCACTGGCCAGCAAGTTTTTGTTAAACCAGCTTTCGCCACTGGAAAAGTTGTCATCGAGTACCGCTTCAGACATTGGCTGCGGCGGGACAATCACACCGCTGCCCGTTTCGATGTTCGGTGCGTAGCTGTTGTTGATCCAGATGGCATTCGGTGGCCACGTTGACCAGCCATCCGTGCTGTCCTGCTTCATTGGACGCCAGCCGCCGAGCGGATCACGCACAAAAGCATGACCGTTTGCCGGCTGGTTGCGGGGCCGTTTGAACGTCATGTGTGCGGTGATGCCGTTGCCTTCAGCGAAAGCCGAATTGATTGAGATATTATCAGCGCTGGTCGTGCCAGACACGAACAGCGGGCTAGGGTACTTGGTTGAAGGGCTGTCAATGAACGGCGTAAACAGGCCTTGGTAGCACGTCTCACGCGACGGCGCGGTGAACGAAGTCCAGATAAGCCGCCGCCCAGTGATCGAGATAAACAGCGTGAAGGTGCCGGACGCGGTTGACGGTATGCGTGGATGCCCGTCCGTATCCGGGGCTAAAAATTGTGAGGCCGGGCTGGTGCCGGGTTGCGTTTCAAATGGCTGACCGTTGTCGTAACCGGCGGCAGTCAGCACACCAATTTGATCGTTTGCCGTCACGTCCAGCACCTTGCAGCCGACTACCGGATTGGCCCCGGCAGCGTTCGCACCGACCGCCAAAAACGTGAAGTCCTTGGTAATGCCGTCCGTGTAATTCTCCGCAGCGTCACCTTCAAAGCGCCAACTGTTCGCCGTCAGATCGAGTGTCGCGCCTGTGCCGCTGGCTGACGCGGTAATGGCTACCGGGTTTGTCGGCTGCACGTCATAGCGCCCGACCCGCAGCGGTTCAACGGTAACAATTGCGCCCAGTGAAACAGCGGTCACGACAAACTGATGATGCGACGAGCCAGAAAACAACGTGCCTTCATTGACCGTCACCACCTCACCGACCACAAAGCCGGAGCCTTCAGCGGCCACAGTTGGAGCAGCCAGATACGGGCCTTCAACGCTAAGCGTCACCGTCAGCCCGGTGCCTGTGCCGCCAGTCGTGGCGACCGCTGCGGCGCTCATGTCATGCAGTGTTGAATACGCGCCGCATGACACCATGCGAATGCCGTCAACCACGCCGGCTGCCTCGCTGGTCACCTCAAAGCGCGCCTCAAATGTGTCCAGCACCACGTCGCCCGGATCGGCCAGCGTTATCTCGTCGCCTACCACGTAGCCAGAACCGCCCGCGCCGACTGCCACGTCAATGACCCTGCCTGCGGTGATGGCGTCCATAAGCATCTTGACGGTCATTACGTCCACGCGCTCAGACGTGAAGCTCAGGTCTGCTGTGAAATTGATGCCGCCGCCGGTCGTGCTGGCCTGCGTGATGGCGGTGGTCGGCACGGGCTGCGCCGTGTAGCTGCCGCTCGTTTCGACGCTTATGCCGTCGATGACGCCGAGGACTTCACTGGTGACGCGAATGGTGCAGGCCGTACCCGCGCCGCCCGGCCCCAGATTCATGGTGATAATGTCATTGAGCGCGTGGCCGCTGCCGCCGCTATTGATAAGCGCCGAACTCACATGGTCAAATCACGTCCGGGTTGTTTCGCAGGACATTAAGAATCACCGACTCGCCATCTGCGCCCTGCATGGCTGCCGGAATGTCAGCCGGGTCTTGCACGTTGATGACTTGCGGGTTGACATTGACAATGGGCGGGGCTGCCGCTTGGTTCGGGACAATCGTGCCGGCTGCCGGTGCCTGAAATACCTCTGGCCCGGCTTCACCGACCACGCCGAAGTCGCCGCGTCCCACGGGGCCGCCCTCTTGCTTGCCACCAAAAAAGCCGCCGATGGTTGACAGTAATCCCTGCCCGCCGCTCGCACCGCCGCCAATGCCGCCCAGCAGTTTGAAAATCTCGGTCGCAAGTAGCTGCGCCGACAAGTCCTGAAGCACACCAGCAAACTTTGCCGGCAATTCGTCAAGGCCTTCAGCCATCGGGTCGCTGAGAAAACCGGAAAGAATGTCCTGTGCGTTTTCGCGCGCGCGCGTTAGAAAATCTTCAATGCCGTCGCCTTGTTCCTCAAGCGCGTCGGTCGCCTTGCGAATTTCTTCCTCAAGCTGTGCCTCTGAGAGAAACATATCAGCGAGCGCTTCAGCGGTGACGCCGGCCTCAACGCCTACGTCCGCAATCACTTCCTCTGCGCGTTGCATGGCGAGCGTGACTTTTAGTTCTTCCTCGCCGCCGGTTTGCAGTGCGAGCAGTTGTTCCTGTAAGTCCCCGATGTTGTCTGCCGTGTCGAGCAGCGTCTGGCTGGCGTCATCGAGTTCGCGCTTTTCGACCTTGATTTCAATTTCCTCAAGCGGTCGAATAACTTCGTCCAGCCGTGCCCTGATTTCAGCGATTACGCTCTCGTCGGT